ACCCACATTGATTATGAAACTTTGCCTGAAGTCAATCAGGCTACATTGATGATTGCAGTAGATATATGGCAAGCTCGCCAAGCTTCAAATGCTGGCGGCATCTCACCTGACTTTCAACCTTCGCCATACCGAATGGGTAATACCCTTATGGCTCGCGTGCGTGGGTTGCTTGCGGATCACCTAGCTCCGGGCGGTCAAGTCGGGTAATGTCAGCAATCTCTACCCTACGTGGAACCATCGCGACTGCGCTAGCTGATAATGCGGCGTGGCAGGTGTTTTCCTTCCCACCTGCCACTCCCCTTGCTAACTCTATTGTCGTGCAACCCGGCGATCCATACATTGAACCGTCTAATGACCACTATAAGACAGTTAAACCAAAAGTTAATTTTAAATTGATAGTATTAGCACCTATGTTTGACAATCAGGGTAACTTGATAAACATTGAGGATTACTATCTAAACATAGTCAATAAGCTAGAGGCATCCAGCATCGCTTATTCAATAGGCACATTTAGTGCACCGGCAGTCTTGACTGGCATAGCGGGCGATCTGCTATCCGGTGAAGTATCAATCAGCGTACTATCCGATTGGAGCTAACAAATGGCTGATAACGACAAAGAGCGCGAGGCTTTCTTGATCAAGATTGGTCAGACAGCTCCAAGCGCACCAAAACCAACCGCTAAGAAAGACGAGGAATAGGCTATGGCCATTTTTCTAAATAACAAGGTCGGACTAAAGATTGCAACTGTCGATCTTAGCGACCACGTAACAAGCGTAACCCTAAATCAGGCTTTTGATGAGCTTGAAGTAACTGCTATGGGTGACACAGCTCACAAGTTCGTAAAGGGCTTGGAGTCAGCTACCCTAACTGTTTCATTTCTAAATGACACAGCATCCGCTAACGTTCTACAGACCTTGCAGACCGCTTTTGGCACAACCGCAGCAGTTAAGCTTGTACAGGATAAGGTAGCTTCAGTTTCAGCTACTAACGTTTTGTACACCTTCGACATTTTGGTCAACAACCTAACCCCTGTAAACGGCGCGACAGGTGACATGGCCACAATGGATATTACTTTTACAGTAAACTCAGCAGTAACAGTAGCCACAACCGGCTCGTTCTAATTAAATAAAAGGGGCAAAAATGGCAAGACTTAAAGTTACTAGGGCAGATGGCACAGAGAGTGTTCACGACATTACTCCGGCAATTGAGTACGCGTTTGAGATGCACGCTAAAAAAGGCTTTTATAGAGCCTTTCAAGAGGATCAGCGGCAGTCAGACATTTATTGGCTTGCGTGGGAGTGCCTACGTAGGGCACAGGCTCCAGACGTGTTTCCGTTTGGGGACAAGTTTCTTGAAACCTTAAAGGCTGTTGAGGTTTTGGGAGATGACTCCCCAAATGGCTAACGCGTGATTCTTGGACATATCGAATAGCTCAGCTATCGGTACACACAGGAATTGCGCCAAGTGAGTTTATTAACATGGATAGGGATTTACTCAAAGCCTTCCATGAAGTCATAAAGAAACAAGCAGAGGAATCTAAAAATGCCAGTCGTGGTAGACGGAGTGCCAGAGCTTAAAAGAGCTTTGAAACAATTTGCACCTGATCTACGCAAGCAGATGGATGATGAAATCCGGGTGGCATTGAAAGAAGTAGTAAACGCTGCTAAAAATAAAGTTCCCGGTACAGTTCCCGGAAATATGTATAACTGGCAAGATGACGGCAAGGAAGCTCAATCGCGCACTGGTCGTGAGCGTGGTTTTCCTAAATACAACGCCAATGTTGTTAGACGTGGTTTAACGTATTCTCTAGGGCGTTCACGATTTAATCGCGCTGGTTTTGCAAGCCTTTATTCATTACTGAATAAATCAGCTGTCGGCGCTATTGTCGAAACAGCCGGGCGTGTAAGTCCACGCGGTAGAACGCAAAAAGCTGGTCGAGCTTATGGCGAATCATCTAAAAACATAGGACAAAGCAATAATCCACAGGCTGGTGCATTTTTTGTTGGTCGTATGAACGCAGTTGGGTCATTGAAACAATATGATAAATTTGAGCGCGGTCGCGGTCGTTTATTGTTAGCTGCTTATGCTGAAAATAATGGCAAGGCTTTAGATGCTGTATTTAAGGCTATTGACAAAGCATCAAGAGAGTTTCGCAATCGCGCTAAAGTTAGAAAGGCTGCTTGATGGCTAACATTCGCATTGATATAGCATCCGAGTTTAAGGATCGTGGTTTCAAAAAAGCTGAGAAGGCAACCAATAACCTAAACACGCAATTAAAATCATTAGGCCGCACTTTAGGTTTAGCTTTATCTACTCGGGAAATAGTTCAATTTGGTAGAGCTTCAGTTAAAGCCTTCAGCGATGATCAACAAGCTGCTGCACGTCTTACTCAAACTTTAGGCAATTTAGGTCTAGCTTTTGAACAGACCAATGTAACTAAATTTATTGCTGAGCTTGAAGCTACTAGCGGCGTGCTTGATGACTCGCTACGCCCAGCTATGCAGTCTTTATTGCTAACTACCGGGTCGGTAGCTAAATCACAGGAATTGTTAAACCTAGCACTAGAGATGTCGCGTGCTAGCGGTATGGATGTAGCCGATGTTTCGAGGGATTTAGCTAAGGCTTACGTAGGACAAACTAGAGGTCTAACTAAGTACAACATTGGCTTAACTCAGGCCGAGATTAAAACTAAAACTTTTGCTGAATTACAAGCAATTCTAACCAAGCAATTTACTGGCCAAAATGCAGCTTATCTTGAAACCTATGCCGGTAAGGTAGGCGTATTAAACGTAGCTTTCGCTAACATGCAAGAAACCATAGGTGAAGGTCTTGTAGATGCTTTCATGCTGCTAGCTGGCGATAAAGGTATCGGTGGCGGTGTAACCGCTATGGAAATTTTTGCAGAAAAAGTGGCTAATACTTCACGCGGTATCGGCGTACTTATTTCGTCATTCAGTAGCCTACGCTCATACGCTAAGACCGTATTCGATGTATTTCGCAATATGGATCCATTTGCGCCACTTACAGCGATTACAGAATTAGGCAAAAAGAATAAACCTTTGTTTTTTCCTACTGGCGGTTTAGGCTCCAAAGCTGAGCAGACTGCTAGGGCTAAAGCGGAAAAGGATGCAGCTAGACGTGCTAAGCAATTAGCTGATTTACAAAAGAAATCTGCTGCTGCAACTGCCAAAGCTGAAGCAGAAAGAGCTAAGCGTGAGCGTGAAGCCTTAGCCTTAAAGCGTGCGGGCACTATCTTTGATATGGAGAACATTCAAGTAGTAGCGGCTATGCAGGGCAAAGTAGACGGAGAACAACGCCTACGCCTTACTGCCTTATTAGCCTTGCAGACTGCTAACGCTGAAGCTGCTGAGAAATTGGCTACTGCGGTATTAAATCTAAACGCTCCAGCTTTTGCTAACTTAGGCGTAATTATCAAGACTGGCGATAGTATCGACACAGTTATCGGTAAAATCATTAACAGCCAGACGAGGCTTGCCCTTTTAACTCTAGGCATTAAAGACATACCTAAAGCCAAGAATCCTTTTGAGGATTGGGATACCATTCTAGATCGTTTACTGGATAAGGTTAAGAACCTTAAAAACGCCGTAAGCAGCATTGGTGGCGGCACTAGCACACAAGCTGGTGGAGCAGCCGGTGGAGGCAACGGCGGCGGTGGCGGTGGTTCTAACACTACAATCACTGCAAATCCGACAGATCCGACAGGCGTAAGTATTGCTATTCCGGGTGGACAAACTGCTAACCCATTCGAAACGTTTAACGTAGGTAGTGCCACCATTATCGCTAACAGCGGTGTAGTTCAATCTGCACAGGCTGGAGATACCCCAGTCGAAACCGCTGCACGCCAGCGCATCGCAGACATATTTGCATCTATTGGCACTTTTGGAGCTGGCGGCTTCAATCCTACCAACGTGACAGTAAACGTAGCTGGCACTGTAGTAAGTAATACAGATTTGATTGCAGCTGTAACTGAAGGTCTTTATGAGGTGCAGCGTAGAGGTCAATCAATAACCCTTAGCGCGGTGGCCATCTAATGGCAATACCTGTAACCAGAGTCTACGTAGATTTTGGCACAACAACTGAAATCACTAGCCAAGTCCACCGCATAGCAATCAGGAGAGGCCGTAACCGTACTACCAATAAATGGGAACCCGGTTCGCTTGATATTATGCTTTACGATCAGAACGGCAACTGGAATCCGTTAAACACTAGTGGTGCGTATTACCCTAACTTAACTCCTTTACGCAAAATATGGGTTGAAGCTACGCTCAATGCAACAACTTACAGGCTATTTACTGGCTATATAACAGATTATGTTAATAACTTTAATACCGTCGTAGATACCTTAGCTAACGTCACTTTACGCTGCGTAGACGGCTTTAAGTTATTAGCTACGGCCAGCATAACCACAGTACCCGGCACAAGCGCAGGGCAGCTATCTGGTGCCCGTGTGGATGATATTTTGGATGCCATTGGCTGGTCTGCTGCGTTGCGTGACATATCAACCGGGGACAGCACCTTACAAGCCGACCCAGGTACCCTTAGAACGGCCTTAGATGCCCTTCAGACGGTAGAAAACAGCGAGGGTGGGGGAATATATGTCGGGCGTGATGGCAAGGTCGTATTCGAGTCTAGAACCGATTTAATCAATACCTTCTCAGGTTTCTTGTATTTCTTTTCTGAAAACGGCTCTACTAACCTAGAGTATCAACAGGCTAACGTCGTTTATGACGATACAACCCTGCTA